AACTAACATCATCTATTTCACCAAGCAGGACCTCCTGAACTCCCTATGATCTCTTCCATGACCCCAGACCACATGCTCTTCACCAGCCTCTGCCTCGTCGCCATCGTCTGCGTCATCCTTTGGCGACGCGCAGCTAGGAGGTCTAAGTGAACTGCCCGAAATGCGGAAGCGCGATCCATTTGAATTTAAGCATGACATTCAAGTGCGGATCAATTGGATCGCCAAGCGGGGATTATCTGGTCAGTCAAACCATGCCTTGCATAACAATGGAGTTGGCAGATGTGAAAGCCAAGCTGGCCATCGCCGGTTCACACGCAGCCTCAATGGGCCAACGGATCCATGCACTCCAAGCAGAGGTAGTCAAGCTGAAGCAATCCAAAGAAATCTAAATGAACATATTCAATGTAGGTATCGTCCCAATGCAAACCCCAACCAACGTCCGCTCCGAGACAGCCACCGACCCAACCCCACCCTGCGGAGACCCAGCCCTCAACGTCGGCACTGGTGACGTCGCAGAAACGCCTGGAGAAAACCTGCTTGTATACGCACAAGAACTCATACGGGAATCCCGACGCATGAAGGAAGAAATCACTCGTCTTGACTCCCTTGTCATGCTCAAAATCCTACAATCACTGGCACGAATCGAAGCCAAGCTCGACGCTCAGCGTCACTAAGACATACCATGAGATTCAACGAATACATTAAACTCGCACTGCGCACTGAGATCAAACTCAAAGACAATAAGGAGCGCAGGTTGCACGCGGTGCTGGGTCTCGCATCCGAGATCAACGAGGTACTCCATAGTATCACGAAATCAAATCGTATTGAGGAGATTGGTGATGTTGCGTGGTTCACCGCACTGTTGTGCGACTCGATCAACTACCCTGAGAGCTCAATGAATCATCCTCATCACCAACACTTTACAGTGGACGAAGGTAATCTGACGGGCATTGTCAGCCACTTGTGTGACGCAGTAAAACGCGAATACATTTACGGCAAGGTATACGATAGGTGTCCTTACTCCGTTGGCTGCTCGGATCTTCTTGGCTGGTTGCGAGTTTATGCAGCATTGGCAAACACTTCGCTTGAGGCCATCTGCGATCTCAACATCGAAAAGCTCAAACTTCGATACCCAACTCACTTCACAAACAAGGCATCAGACCTGCGCGACACGGAAGCTGAGGGAGCAATCTTCACTAAGCATTATGAATAAGCAAATGAATTTGTTCGGAGGAGATGACAATCTACCTCCGGGTGTAACACAGAAGGATCTGGACAACCACGGCGACGGAAAGGTTACCTGCACAAGTTGTCTTCACTCGCGCTATCAGCACGATATGTTCGACGGACTGTGCCGCTGGTGTATCTCAATGTCAGAAGGGGACTAATGCATACTAATAGATTAAGGGCCATCACATGTTACAAGCAAGCTGGCACACGCAGCTTCCGTCTCAGCGCGACGCAGTACTTCAATACCTACGGACTTAATCTACAAAATCCGGACAAAGAAACTCTGGATCATCTGGAAGCCCCGGCCGGCCACGTCATAGTGCAAGCAGATCAAAGCGGCGCCGAAGCTCTGATTGTAGCTTATGACTCCGCGCCGGGGCGTTATCGTGCTCTGTTTGAAAACGGAGTCAAGCCGCACACTTACCTAGCGATGCAAATCTTTGCATCCTATTTTGGTCTGGCCGCCGACTCTCCGTTCTTGAATGAAGAAGTGGCAGAGTTTACTAAGCTGCCAAACTGGGCCGAGTTGCACAAGCGCATCAAAAAGTCGGGCAAGCCTTACGACATTGGCAAGCGGACGGCACACGGATCTTCTTACAAGATGGGTCCAATCACATTCCGTAATGCAAACATAAAGCAATCAAAGGGCAAGCTTGTATTGTCCATTGCAGAGTGTCGTGCTTTTCTGGATATGTTCAAGCGTTTGTTTCCAGAAGTAGTTGCTTGGCAAGACAGTGTTGAAACTACACTTAGACGCGAGCGAAAGCTTGTCAACCATTTCGGCTACACAAGATTGTTTACACGCGAGCTTACTGATTCTTATGTTCGCGAGGCAATCTCTTGGCGCCCGCAGTCCACGGTGGGTTGCATAACCCACCAAGCTATTCGTCGCGCACGAGTAGCGGGATATGCCACGTGCTCCAACAAGCACGATTCGGCCGCCGTAATGGTAACTTGCGAAGATGCAAGCACGGCAGCTGCTTTCATGCAGAACGCCATGAGGGTAAAACTTCAAGGCCACGACTGCGAATTCACCATGAACTCAGAAGTACAGATTGGGTCGAATTGGGGAGCATACGATGCTGACACCAATCCAACTGGTATGAGGGACTCTAGTGAATGGATCAAGGCATCCAATGAGTAACCAACGAATTAAGCTGTCCATCACTACCGACTACTACGCCTTCATTGCGCGTTACGGATTGAAGCCCAATGGACTCTTAGTTTCCAGCAACGCCGAGCTAGCTCTCAATTCATTGGGACTAAAGCCCGGTGACATTTACATCGGCATGCGCATCGTCTCTGCAGAATTCGCAGAGGGTGATACAATCGTGGCTCTCCTTTCTACGAGTAATGAGTAACTTGGATCTATGGAAACTCTACACAAAACGACTTCATGCACCGCGGCAATTTCTTGATGCAGCATTTTACTACACAATAGGCGCCGCACTTGAGCGCCGTGTATGGCTGGGCGCCGGCGGTGGCACAGTGTATCCGAATCAATACATACTATTTTGCGCAGACGCTGGCGTCGGCAAAGGCTTGGCAACCGGTGCCGCCGAGCATGTCCTAGATTCTCTTGTCGATCCAAAGAATCCAACGCGTCCATTCATTACCAAAGGTCCGGACTCCGGATCTTATGAGGCACTGATTCATCGTCTGGCAGATTCGACCAGAAGCACTCGCTACATGAATGGCACTGTTGTAATGCCCTACATGTATGCGAGTTTGCGTTTGGAGCTAGACGAGCTAATGAGCTTCTTCCATGTAGAAGCTAACAACGCTGTTAAGTTCTTCTGCTCTATGTGGAGTGGCGTAGATTTTGACCGCGACACATTAAGCCGCGGCCACAAGCCACTCAGCCATCCGCTGCTTAACTTTCTGGCGGGCACAACGCCGCAAGATATGAAGAAGCTGCAACGATGCGACATCATGGGCACGGGCTTCGATCGTCGTATCATAATCATTTACGCAGACAAGAATGAGTTCGAGCAATTCTTGGTTCGAGACTTCTTGCCTGAGGAATTAGAAGCCGGATTGAAACTATGCAATCATGTGGAAAGGTTGAGCAAAGTATGCGGTAAACTAACATTCTCCAGCGAAGCCAAGATTCTCGGCGAGCAGACTTGGATGAACTTGGCCAAGCGCAACGTGAATAATCACAAGTCGCTGCAATCATACAATGCCAACAAATCACCTCAGTGGCAGAAGTATGCGATTGCAATGCACTTTGCAGAGGGTGATCCGGAAGAGCGGTTGCGCACGCCGATCGCAGCCAGCACATTGGAGCAAGCCATCACCAAGCTTCAATCGTACGAGCTATTCCGGCACTTCGCGTACGACCAGACGGACATCAATGAGTTGGCTATCGTGGCCCGCGAACTTAATAAGTGGTTGTCACGTGATGGATCAAAAACACAGGCAGAGATTGCAAAAGCGTACTACGGTGCAGTGACATTGAAGCAACTCGACGAGGTGCTTCAATACTTGATACTGTCACGCGGGATCAGTCAAAACGGAGAAACATTCACAGCAATATAAATCATGAGTAACGTACTACCAATAAACAACGCGCAAAGGCGTAAGGAACTCTTACGTCAAGCTGAGCAGTGCGTGTGCACTGATCGCAATTTAACCTATGGCGACGCGGAAGATAACTTCACAAGCATCGCCGAGTATTGGTCAGTGTATCTTGGCAAGAAGATTACTGCCTTGGATGTAGGATCGTTGATGATCCTGTTCAAACTTGCACGCACTCAAAATATCCCAACACACCATGACAGCTGGGTGGACTTGATCGGTTATTCAGCTTGTGCGGCAGGGATTGTTTTGAAACCTGTGGTTTCTACAACGGGCATTTTACATCAAGAGCCGCCGGGGCCGCCGTCAGGCCTTTTATATACACCCAATTCAACGG